TTCTCGTCTCGAGCAGCTGAGCATCGGCAGGATTGATGCCGATCGACTCTGGAGTAACGCCAGCCTCGAGCACCGGGGATTTCCCGGCGTTCATCGCGCCGCTCACGGTCTCGACGTACTTGCGGAACTCGTCCCGCTGCTCAGGCTTCAGCACACGGTCAACCTTGAAGGCTACCGTTGGCATCATGCCGTTCTTGAATGTGCCATTAGCCGCATCATCGGCCGACATGGCCGACCCGATGATGTCGGCGCCATAGCTGATCGGAGAAAGACCAATGCGGCCGTCGAGTGAGAAAGCCGGGATGTGCAGCACCTCACTCGCGAGCAGTTCGCGCTCTCCGTCGCTGAAGCTGTAGAAGTACCGGATGCTCCCGTTCTCGGTGACTAACCGCATACGGTGCGGGAGCAAGAAGCTCAGCGCGACCACCCGGCCAGCAGAACGATGTATCTGCGCAAAGGCATTTCCGCGCAGAAGCATGCTCGCGAGCATCGCCTCCCAGAACTGCACCGGGCTCATGTGCTCGTTAGGCGAAACCGCTAATACGCTGTAGAGCGGGTGACTGGTGTCCATCTCTCGACTACCGTCTGGAAGGCGACGGTACAGGCCAAGCGGAAGCGTTGCGATCGTTTCAGCGATCAATCGAACGCAAGCCCACACCGCTGAGACCCGCATTGCAGTATCAACGCTTACGCTTTTTCCTGAACTTGACTGCCCACCGACGAACTGCCCCCAGAATGCCCCGTCAGATAGCCGAATCGTCTTGCCGAGCCATTCACTCAGCCCAGCCGATGGCCTGCTAGCAGACCTAGAAATGGTCCGCAGAAGGGACTTATTCATCTGTCATCCCTCTTCGGATAAATCCAGCAATGCAGAACATGGAGCAAGATCCGGCGATCAGCGCCCACGCGGTGCCGGCCAGCATCCAGACCCCCGCGCACAGCAAGCCGAAGCCGGCCAGCGATGTCAGCAGAAATGCAGTCAGTGCGCTCATGCGATCAGTGGGTCCCGTATTGCGTTCATGAAATCGTCGTCATCCGCTTCTTCGGTTTCGACGGTTGATACACCGATCGCCATCAACAGAGCTGCCATGTCGTCGATCTTGTCGGCGCTGCGCTTCTTGTCCGGAGCCATGTTCAAGTTGTCATCGCGCCTGGCAATCAGGTTGGAAGCGCACCAGTTCAGAATCTGGTCGCCGCCGTGGGCAAGATTCCCGGAGATGTAGGCACGCTCTAGCGTCTGCATAGCAGGATGATAGGAACGCGGCCCCTGGATGAACTCGACCATTGGCAGTTCCGCCTCGACCAGCCGGTTAACCAGGTCGCTTGCGTTCCATCGGTCATAGGCAATGAGCTGGACGTTGAAGTCTTGGCAGATTGCGCAAACGTCTTTCTCGATGACGCCGTAGTCGGTGACGTTGCCCTCTGTCTGCTTGAGCAGCCCAGACTCGACCCATGACTGATAGGGAACAGTGCCACGCTCAGTCCGGTAGGCGACGGCGCTTTCTGGCGCCCAGCGCCAGCCGTAGGTGTAGTAAACCCCGTCAACCAGCCAGACCAAACGGAAGGAGCACATGTCCGCCGTGCTAGCGAGGTCAAGACCACCCCAGCATGGATAGCCACGCAGCCATTCAAGGTCGAC